ATCTATAAAAATATACTCAAAGCCAAAGAGGTTTTCTCGTAATCCTGCTTTATGAGGGTCGAGGTATCCTTGTGCTGCCGAGTGCCAGTCATAGGTCATTACGACAAAAATATCACATCCGTTTGCGTAGCTTCCGTAGTCGAGCATGAGCTTCTGCTTATCAACTAATCCGCCTTTCCATTCAAGCTCAGTTTGCACCACACGGCTCGTAACTTCAATATCAATTCCATGAGAAGCAAAATCGTTCACCACTAAATCAAAGTCATGAGGTTGTCCGCAGAGAACTGATATTTTAATCATATTTTTTTTTATCTCCTCGATGGCGAGGGTTCGGTAAAATTCTTCTGGGTCTATAAAGTTATCAAAATTCTCAAGCTCTAGTTTCCCGTTTTTACTTATATCATAGTGGACGTGTGACCCGAACGCTTTTCCTGTCTGTCCTGAGTATGCGATTAAATCACCTTTTTGTACTTGTCCACGTTTTACAAATTTAGAATTGTGAAGCATTCTATGAAGATACCCAAAAATTTCTTCTTTGAATAAAATAGTATTACCACCATCTTTACCCCATACTGTTTTGACAAACCCATCGCAAGGGGCATACACAGGAGTTCCGACAGGACACATAATATCTGTACCAACGTGTCTTTGTCCCCCAAGCTTGCCCATTGCTTTTGTTTTTGGGTACTTAACTCCAAAAGGTACTGAACCACGTCTAAGGGTTTTCCAGTCTTTTAATGGGTAAGTCCACATATTATTTAGTTAAATACCAAATAAGCAGTTGAGTTAAAATCCCTCCACCAAAACCAACGAGACCCATATACACACCCCACTTAGCAACAAATGCTATTCTCCATCTTTCAATCTTTTCAATCTGTGCAGTGTTTTCATTAACTTGTTTTTGTATCGTAAGTACACCTTGAGATAGCCCACCATATGCAAGCCACTTTTCACTTAATTCATTGAGCATTTTAGTTTGTTCTTTGTGGAACTCTTTTGTTTCGTCCTTAAATTCATCAAAAGACTTCGCTAAGTGTGAAATATTTGCTTCCATTCGTGCCATTCTTCCAGCGTCTTCAATTCTGCGGTCTTCGGTCATAGTGCGAGTAGTTCTTCAATACGGCGTAATCGTTGCTCAACGTCTGAGTTAATTTGTTCTTGAGTACTGTCTAAGGTAGCTTCTACTGGTGTTGCTTCTTGTACTTTATTTTCAATCTTAGTCTCAATATCTAACACTCGAGACTTTAATTCTTCGATAGGTTCATTTTTAATAGGTTCGTATGACATATTATAGGACTTGCCAATTAGTACCGTCTGATTGAATTTGAACGTTAGTATATTGAACAGTTGACGTTCTCACTGTGTTTCCGTCTATAGTCTGAGTACCAAAAGCGTCAATAAAGACTGAATTTCCACTTGAGTCAGTTTTCTTAATGTTGAAGATACGTCCTACTGTAGTTGAGGCGGTATTAGGTAGGTTAATCGTTCTGTTTCCTCCAGAAGCATCAACAGTAATTGTATAGTCAGTTGAGGTAGGGTTAAGAGTTTGGTCGGTTGAGACACTTCTGATACTTGCAGAGAAAGTTTTAGTGAGAAGATTGGTTGTAGTTACGTTGGTTGACGAAACAGAATCAATAAATAATGTTTTAAAACGTAATGCATTTGAACCAAGAGAAAAAATAACATCTGAACCAGGTAAAAATGAATTATTTGTTAAAGTAAATGAACTAACATTACTAGAAGTAAAAAAATTCATATTACTAGCGCTAGTAAAATTAGATGATGCAATATTAGTAGAAGTTATCGAAGTGCCGTTTGCTCTGGTAAACGACATATTCGTACTCGTGATTGAAGTACCGTTTGCACTCGCATACGATAAGAGTGTGCCTACTTTAAGGTTCGTTGAAGTAGCGTTTACAAAGTTGGTAGTTGTAGCGAATAGGTTGGTAGTAGTGACTCCTTTGGTTAATCTCATTTGTAGACCGCTTGTGGTAAATCGGGCTATTTCAGTCGTTGAGACAGTTCCTCCGATAAAGAATTTAATGACTGATGCTGTACCAGAAGCAGTACCAATCGCAAGGTTATTTCCGTGTGTGTACACATACCCATCATGTGCACCCATGATGTCAAAAGCGGATTGGTTAAATTGTGAGTTGTTCATTCCAAAATCTGTAAACCAACTTGTATCAGTTCCATCATTAGAAGTCACCACATAATCACCTGAAGCAGCGGTTCCGTTTGAGAGATTTTGTAGATTAACTTGAACGTATGAACTGGTATTCCCTCCGATAGAGAGCGGGGTGTTAGGGAGAACAGTAATTGGCGCACCGATAGTAGTTGTGGCGAGGGTAGAGGTGATTGAGACGAGAAGCCCGGTAGAGGTTGAGAACTTAAAGAGAAGACTACTCGTGACTGCGTTACTAGGGTCGCCAAAAGCTATTTGATTTTGAGTCAAGGTAACAGTTCCTGTGACTGTTCCTCCTGTAACCGTGATACAACCAAAATCACCATTTGAAAGGGTATAGTTTAATGCTTGATTAGCTCCTGAACAATCTCCGAGTCCAGTCTGTGAAAATGCACCTGCGAGGGATAAATTAGTCGTGGTTGCGTTCGTCCCAAATAGATTTGTAAAGGTCAGTCCACCAGAGAAGAAATTAGTCGATGTTCCATTAGTCAATGTCAATGAAGTACCAAGTGCGGTAGACCAGTTAAGGTTGGTAGTCGTGACACTTGTTCCATTTGCGTTGGTAAATGAAAGACTATTTGAAAATAACGTACCTGTAGCAGCTAAATTAGTAGTAGTAACATTATAAGCGAACAAATCATACAGATACACGTCATCAAATCTCAAACCACTCGAACCAAAATCAATGAGTCCATCAGAAACAGGAGTAATTGCATTAGTAATAGCACTCATAGACAAACTCATCCCATCTGTAGGTCCAAATGAAATTGTTACACCTGGAGCACGGATAATAGAGGTGGATACAGAAGTTGCTTGTATATTTGAAGCCAATAGTTTGTCTACATTTAGGGCATTAGTTGAAGAAGTAAAATAAAAACTAGTTGATGATGTAAGTGTGTTTCCAACATCTCCGTATGGTATAAGAGTTTCAGTAACAGACACTGAAGCCGCACCACCACTATCATCATCACCACACTCAAATTTACCTGTAGTAGCGTTGTAGGCAAGCGTCTCTCCGTCTGCATTACACGTAGAGAGACCAGTCTGGAAAAAGCCACCTGTAATCGTTCCGGTAGCCACGTTGATTGTATTAGTAGCCGAAACCACCCCCGAAGTAAGATACGCAAGTCCTGTCAAAGAGGTTGCAAGTCTAGTTTGTCCGTCGATATTTACTCCACCATTAAAAGTTGAGTTCGCACTGTTTCCTACACCAAAATTAGCAACCGCTGTGTCGTTGTTTGCGGTGATATACAGTCCATCAGATGCATCTCCTTTGATACCGTGTGCGGTAAGGAAGTGAGCGTGTGACATGACAATATCATTGTAGAATGTAGAGGTTGAGTATACAGCGAAGTTGGTAGAGGTTACAGAGGTTGAGGTGATACTTGAGACTGAGAGTTGGTTGGTTGATGAATTGAAAGTGAAGTTAGCTGATGAGGTTACGGTGTTATCTGGTGAGCCAAAAGCTACCTCGGTTGAGTCGAGGGTGGTAGTAGAGCCTCCACCAGGACCACCCGAATTAGCAATCCACGTAGAAGTTGCACCGTTGGTACTTAAAATATATCCATTTTGTGGATTATCCCCGACCTGTTCGGAAACAAAAGTACGAGTAGCACCTATCTGAGTACATCCTGTAAGAAAAAGTAAGGATAAAAGTAGAAGTTTTCTCATATTTAGGTGCGGATATACATAATATCTAAATAAGTCCCATCAACAGGAGTAAATAAGAGGGTTATTGTCTGTCCGCTTACTGTGTACCCAACTCCACGAGCAACCATTTGACCTTGATAAAACACCCACAATGCAAACCCATTAGCGGCGATACGAGTTGAAGTAGAAACAGTAGTAGTCGCTGAAGTTAGAGGTAAGCTCTCATGTACTGGTGTTCCCATACCCCCTCCTTTTTTCTCTCGAATGTTCTCTTTAATACCTTTGAGCCACGTAGCAAGTCCTTTAATAACTTTGATATCTACTTTTTCCTCAAGAGTGTTTAATTTCTCAGCTATCTGTTCCGCTGTCTCATACTTCGCTACTTCTTTTATTTCAGGCTTGATAACTTCTGTTTTCTCAACTATTTTCTCAACAATAGGAACTTCTATCATTGAAGATATGTCCTTTTTGTCTTTATTTGTCAAGATATAATCTTTCCCAGGTTTACCGTCTTTAGGTTGTCTGAAGTCTATCCCTACTTTAGGAGTGTCTCCTTTGTCACCTTTTTTAACGTCTTTAGTTAGCCGCTCAATCTCGTTCTCAATCTCCTCAGTTATATCTTTAAACAATTTAGGTACAATTTGTTCGATAGCTTGAGTAGTCATTTCTTGAACTTTAACGTCGATAAAAGCACGGATAGCAGTATCACCCTCTCCGAGGAATTTCTTTTGTTTAGATTGTGCGATTATTGATTTAATGTCCATAGACTTGACAAAATTGGGTTTTTATGATACTACTTTGGGTATATGATTCTCACCTTAATTTGTGTATTTCTAGGTATTTCGTTTGTTGGTTGGCTTGTTGGAGAACTTACTTCGTAAGTCCTTCGATAGTCCCAAATTTAGCAGCCTGTCCTATAATGGTTTGTCCTGTAGAATTACTTATATTTTTAGTAAGCTGACTTCCTCTCGTAGTGAGGGCTGGATTAAATAATACATCGTCCCAAATTCTTCCGATAGCACGAGTGAGTATATTACCAGACAATTTACTTTTAGCTCTTTGTGCTATTTGTCTTGCAGCCAAATCTTTTACTTCCATACCCATACCCATACTTTGATTCAAAGCCCTTACCTCTGCACTTTGGGTAGTGTCTTCAATTATTTTTCTTAGATTACTCCTAAGTGCGTATTTAACATTAGCTGCAAAAGTAGCTTGGGAATCTTGCCCAATTTTGTTCCAGTCTGTCTGTGACATTAAATTATCATACATTCTTTTAGCATCTAATGCTTCAGTCCTACTCATTTTAGTAGGCATTTTTTTAACAAATTCCTGCACTGTCTTTATTTGATTTTTAGTCAAAGTACCGTATTCATCTTGTAGACTAGAAATAATGTCCCCTGCAGCTTGTTGTCGAGTAATTGTCACAGGACTAAGTTTATCTGCTTGTTCAAGAGCAGTTTTTAATTTCATTCCATTAGTTTTTATTTCCTTTTGTGCTTGTCCCATCATTGTTTTATAAGTACCTTGATAAATTGGTTTTCCATTTTCATCAACTGCATTTCTAACTTGCTCACCAAAAGTCTCTGCATTCCTTTTTATGGAAGCGGTTAAATCCTTTGTATCTGGTTGAAGTTCTTTGTTATATGTATTTTTACCTAGGCTTCCTCCAAGTTTTTTTAAGCCAGCTCCGATACCTTCAAAAACAAGTCCTGTTGCAGCACCTATTCCAGCACCTTTAATACCTTCTTTTGTAGTGTCAACAAATCCTTTATCTTCTTCAAGTCCTTTCTTTATTCCTGCACCAAATCCATAATCAGCGGCTTGTCCTATTCTACCTAAAGCACTACTACTTGGTTTTGCACCTAACATTACAGTACCTAAAGTTCCAAGCCCTTCCGCTGCAATTTGTTTTGTAGTTTTTTGTGTTTCTGGAATAACAGTAGCTATATCAAAATCTTGTCCTTGATTTCTTTTAAGTTGGTTTTCTAAACGAGAAGTATCATGTCCTTTTGCTCTTTCTGATTTTATTTGTTCGATAAGTTTTTTAGACATCTCATCTAACTTAACTTGGGATTCTTGTGCTTGCTTAACTTCTTTTGAACCAGTTGCTAACGCACCGCCGATTGTTTGCCCAAAACCCTCGACACTTTTAGGTGCTAATGTTTTTGAAATACTCCCCGCTTTTTCCAAAAATCCACCACTTTTAACATTTTTGCCAACTTCCTCAAAATAAGCTGGGTCTTTTTGACTAGAAACAAATTCTTTCTGTTTAGCTTGATTTGCAATATCCTGAAGACGTTTCATCCTTTCTTCATGTGGAGAAACAGTAGTAGTTTGTGTTTGTTCAGTCCCTAAGCCATTTTGTTCACGTAGTTTTCTAATTTGTTCTGAAGTAATCATACTAAGAATTTCTGTTTAAGTTTTCCTCGTAATGCTCCATAAATAGCAGGGTCGTCTTTTGAAATAGTACGTCCTTTAGTAACTTTTTCGTCTCCACGTCTATTACTCTCAAGTAAAACTAAATCTCCATTAGGTTTAATATCTACGACAACCGCCGCATGACCATATTTAAGTGGTTTTCCAGTACGAGACACATCAGAAGCATCAGAAATCACCACATCACCTACTTGTGGAGTCCATTCTTCTTTTCTAAATCCATATTTGTCTACACTCGCTTGTTTTTCAGTGTAATAATTACCCATAGGAGGAAAATCAGCTACCTGATGTGTAAACTCTCCACATTGTCCACCATGTTCACCGACATCAAAACTAGATAGGATTTTTTCAGTTACTTGTGGATTTCCACCACTCTCAAGACTATTTTCATATTCACCTGTGAGATATTCCATTATATTTTCATCAGTTGGTTCTTCACCAAATGTCTCAAGTAGAAGTTTATGGGCGTCATCAATTTCTTGAATTTTGTCAGGATTAAGAAGTGTGTAGTCATCAAGAGATTGAGGCTTCACTACTTTATTTGGGTCAATTCCTGCATCAAGTGCAATTCTTCGATATTCACCAATCTTCTCTCCTTGTATTTTTAGATAATCTTTATACAAAGTTTCAGTAGCACTCTTAATTGCATCTCTATCATTATCAGAAAGTCCTGTACCTCCTTCAAGTGCTCTATCAACTGCTCCTTTAAGTCTGTTTAAAATACTCTGACCTTGCGTAGTACGTGCAAACTCTCCTTCTCGTACAACACTATTCGGGTCAATCATTTTATTGAAAGCAACAATCAAAACTTGGTCAGCAGCAGACTTTGTTGTTCCATCTTTACCAGCTGCAGCAGCTTCAGCGTAAGCACTCTTAACTGTGTTATAACTCTGTTTTACCGTATTAAATTGTTTGGTTGTGTCGAGAGCATTAAATTCTTTACGCAAGTCACCTTGATATTTAATTGCATCTGCACGAGTGACAGTATCGGCATCTGAACGTCCCAAAACCTTAATTTGTTCTCCTGTCTCGGCGTTTACAAGCACTTTTTGACCATTGACATCAGTAATCTGGGTTTTGACATCAGGATGTGCAAGGTCATATAAATTTTTATCAAGTTGACTTTTTTTGTATTTGCTTTCAAGTGCAGCAGTAGCCTGTTCGTTTTCTTTATCGTACACCGCACTCAACAACATACCAGGGTCAATATCATACATCTTTGAGTAGTCTGCTATTGTTTTTGCATCAGTAACTGCGTCTCCTGTGAGACTTCTAAACACAAGTGTAGAAATACCTGAAATAGTTTTTGCTTGATTTTCAACTCTATCTTTTTCTGCTTGTAATCTTGCAGTCTCTTCATCCTGCAACTTCTTCGTATAGTTAGCAATCGCAGTGTTGTAGTTCTCCAACTCTTTTTGCTTCTGGTCTCTAATATCTTTAAGAGCGTTTACTTTGTTATTAAACTCTGAGAACTTATTATTTTTAAAAGCTGAACGAGCAGCACTAATTGTTGCAGCTTCTTCGGCTACGATATCAGCGATTCTCTGGTTCGCTTGGTTCAATTCCTCTCCCTCAATACCACTTTGGATAGCTCCTGCGTATTGCGTAGTCCCAGTACGAAGTCCTAGAGTTTGTAACCCCTGTGCTCTTTGATAGTTCGTTTTCTCCATCTGTCTCTGTAATTTATCAAAGTTAGCTTTAATACTCGTAGCTTGAGCTTTGTAATCAGGGTCTTCATCAACATTGTAGTTTAGAAAATCTTTAGACAAATTCTCAATTTGTGCATTAGCATCATTCAACCCACTTTGAGTTTTACCTACTGAAAAATCAGAACCTACATTCACGCCCTCTGATTTAACCATAACATACCCGTTGTCTTTAAGATATTGTTGAGTAGCAGGGTCGTTTAGTTGGTCTTGCGTATATTCAGCTTCTTGTCCTGCCTGATTGGTAAAATAAGCTTTTCCTGTATCTGTTGGAGTTGCGGTAGAATCTTTTGTTTGTGTGGTTTGGGTTGGTAATGGAGTCGTTGGATACGTAGCGTCCATGTATCCCTTTTGACTGTTTATCTGACCTATAGCGTCTTTGGTGCTGATTGAACTAACCTCTGATGAAGGTTTTGTAAACGGATTATCCACCGTCTTAAAACCTGACTTTTCAAAGCCAGAGATTTGTTCTGCACTCTGTATATTTCTCGTTTCTTCAACTCCCTGAGGGTTTATAAATTTTACTTCTGGCATAAATTTAGTTAATCACTCCATCTCCCCAAGAGTTGAGGAGATGAGATGAGGACTAAAGACCTTGCGTAACAACAACTTGTCCGAGTAACAAATCTTCACCATTATTTGTTCCACCTATTCCGAAATTAGAAGTACCTGTTGTTGGTAATGTAGTTGAAATTGTAGCTCTAAGTACGCCATTTACATAAAATTTAACATTCGTTGAGGGGGTCCATACAATCTTATATAAATTCCAGTTTGTCACTGTAACACCCGTTATCGCAGTATTAGTAATAGTCGAATTACCTGGAGACGCTGTAGCAAATAATGAAGAACTACTGATACTAAACAGAGCAACCGCAGCCCCTGCTGAACTAGATACAGTATCAAATTCACCTGCACCCAAGCCCATACGACGACTACCAGCAGTCCCATTAGTAGCACGAGCCATAAATTCAACTGTAATAGATTTATTATCACCCCAATCTAGAGCAGAGCCAGTGCCGACACCAATTAAACTTGCGATTGCGTTCCATGTCGCACCGCTACTCTCGATATTTGCATATCCACCTAAATCATCAAATGTAGCGTCGGTAAGAGACCAAGAGCCTGAGGCGTGGGAAATTGGATAAGAAAATAATGTTCCTTCATTACTCGCACCCAAACCCATTCCTCCGTCATACCATGTGGGGGCTGTCATTGAGCTGTTTATCCTCAATGAGTATCCTGATGTTGTCATTGTAATAGCTTTTGAAAAACCATCACTTCCCACATAAGGAACAGCACCTGGTGTCGTTGTTCCAAAATAAGACCCACTTAATGTTGAAGTTATCGAGGATGTAATCGGTATCGTACTTGTTCCAGCAGTAATCGAAGCACTCGCAGGATTCTGTACTACGAGAGCAGAAGAGTTGAGAGTTGCCATCGAGAACGCTACACCCCCGAATGTTGAGCTAACGTATCCGCTTCCTGCGGTTACTATCACATATTGTCCTGTTCCATTTCTCGTAGAAGTCGCATATTTACTCAAAAGAGCCAGAGTTGCTCCTGTAGAGCCAAATTCAGTAGATAATCCCATTTCTGCTTGTGTAGCGCCCTCAAACACACCCTTTGCTGTTTCAGAGCCGTTAACTCCGCCTGTAGTCGTAGCCTGTTGAAATTGGTAAAGGGTAATAAATTGTTGCTGATTAGTAGGAGTTGAAGTTGGACCAAGAGGAAGTTGAGAGAAGGTGTACAAACCTGTGATTGATTCATCATTAGCTTTAGCTGTATATTCATTAAAAAGCTGAGGCGGGTCAGAAAAGATAACCGAAGTACCGCCAGCGTGCGAGAAAGCGTACGTAGTTGAGGCGGTAAATGGAGAGAATGGCAAAAGTCCACGAGAACATCCTGACAGAGTAGCAGTGTTGTTAGCATTTTGAACCACAGTAGTACATGAGGCTATTTCTTGTCTTTTGGTACTTCCAGGCTCAAAAGTGATATAAAACGTAGGAGAAAAGTCACTATCTTGCAGTTCGTAGCCAGTTTGGGGAATAGTAAGAGATGAAAGTGTAATCGAACTCGTATTTGAAGCAGTAACTCCTGAACCTGCGAGAGTATAGGTCTGACCAGCTACAGGCAACGTAGCCCCAAGAGGACGTGTTTGAAAGAATACAATGCAAGCGAGAACGAGAGGGATTGATAGTAACCAATATTTTTTCATAACTATTTCTTAATATGGATAGGTTTACGCTTTGAAAGTTGGGCGTTAGCACCATGTGAGAGTACCGCCCAGTATTTATCAACATCATTAGTGTAAAATTCAGCCTGTAGGTCAAAGAAGTCTTCCCGTGCTATCTCGAAGTCAATTCTGAATCTTCGCGCGTCTGCTGGCGGATATAAAAGACCTCCTAAAGGATTAACCGCTAATGATTGCTGAGCCAGAGAGTTAATTCCAACCTGTCCTTCTAAAATATCTTCATCTGAACCATCAATTACTTTCGTAATTTCTTGCGTTACTCCATCAAAATCATATCGGAGAATCAGATTAAGCTCTGTCGTCGCCTCAGTAATATCTCCGATTACGAAATACTCATCAAAATTCTTTAATTCTGCCTTCTTTTCATAGTCATTATACGCGAAAATAGCCCTACATTCAATGGGAAGCTTATCTTCTACATCCATATTTGCGTATTGACCATCAGAAGCACCATCAAAGAGAAGATATGTCTCAGGTACTCCGTTAGAATGACCATATAATTGCTCCACTCCATCTATTTCTATGTGTGTCAAGGCTTGAATTGGGAGAACTTGAGGTGGATTCCAAAATTTGAATAATTTACCATCAGCATCCTCGACAAAGTTAAGCATATACGTCCTAGACCCAGCAGGAGCTGAGAAGTACAGAGTATTCTTTGACCACATTCCAAATGCGTTTGTCCAATCTTCAGCGTCAAAGTCTGGTTTTATAGGATTTGAGAGGGTTTTAGGGTTAATACCAGTTAAATTATCAGGGTCTTCAATGGTTCGTAGAGCCACTTCATTAGTTAAGAAGAAAATCGTGTTCCCTACAGGTACAATAGATTCTTGACTTAAAAAACCCTGATTAACACCAACATCTAAACGCTTAATTTTTACTGTTTCAACCACGCTTGAACCTACTGCTAGTTGTTCGTATACAACCTTAAATATGACCGATTTACCAGCTCCAATAAGGAGATTGAGTCCGAGGGATGTTATTGCTCGTGTTGGATTGTCAAGAGTAAGTAAAAACCCCTCTCCTGTGGCTCTAGGTGATGAGAAAGCAAAATCATCTAAATCGTTATTTTTAGACCCGTATACAAGATTATCATCTTCAGAGCCAATTACTACTTGATTCTCAAAATTATAGATAAAATGATTTGTATGAGAAGAAGCAGGTTTATTAGAATACGTTACTATTTTCTGTACTAAAATGTCTCCTGCTACCAACCCAGCAACTGATGAGATATTGTAAATAGTTGTAGTTCCAGCACCTCCAGTGTAGGTGTATTCAGTACCAGTTCGCACACATACGACTGTCTTATTTCGTGAAGTATAAAATCTATTTTGAGCAAACGTGGTAGTTCCTGTTTTAGTTATTGATTGTCCTTGAGCCGTAATCGTAAAACTAGACCCAGCTCCTTCAGGTGTTACTGCTGTACCATTTGGAGTTAAAGTAATTGTTCCAGCTGCAAGAGTAGCGATTGTCCATGTATAATTATTGTTAGTAGTCCCTGTAACAGCTACCACATCACCAACCACAAAACCAGCAGCAATAAATCCATTTGCAGAATCAAGTATAGTATATGGATTAGTAAAAGATATTGTTGAAGCTGTATAGATAGTAGTTGTCCCAGCTACTACAGAATCAACAATCGCCACTGCACCATTCCATTCATATATATTAGCGTCAGCAATTACCATAAGGCAGAGGTCAATCTTCTCACTTGAGTCAAACCACCCGCCATTTCCACCTTTTTGGATACACGAACGTAAAAGCTCAGTTGTAGACCAACCATTTGAAACTCGAGTCCACGCGTCTATCGTAGTGCCATCAACGTCTTCTAAATAAACTTCTAACTCATCATCGTAAAAACGCATTGGTCTTTTGTGTCCTGTAGAAGTAACCCATGTCCAAGCGTTTCTAATTTCGGTAAGAGCGGTGTTAGCTGCACCAAGACGAGTATACCCAGACCTAGTCTTTACTTTCTTCTGTTGGTCAATCTGAACATTCTTCGAGCCAGCGACAAGAAGACGAGGGTCAGTATTTGACTGGTCTTGAGAGGTAACGTATCCCTCGATTGTCTCGGCGAGACTATACTTCATACAAAGTGTCTTCGAGTAGTAGGAGAACTATAGAAACTAATAGCTTGTTTCGCTTGACTTGGATATTCTTTTTTGTATTTTTTATACAATGACTCAAGTTCACTATTTGCGAAGTTAATATCAAATGTTGAATCGGCTCCTTCAATTTGATGAGCACACTGTTTAAGAACCTCATACTGATAAATAACAATCGCATCATTATCTAATACAATCTCATCAGAGGTATCAGTCGTCTTCGTTATCCAAACACCAGCAGAGTTCTTGATTAAAAACTTAGAGTAGTATTTTATGTCGAAATTAGAACCGATTGAGCAGGTAATGTTATCTACTTGAATCCCAGTTATAGCACCGGTTGTCGCAAACGTTGGTCGTAGTGAGTCAATCGTTGCTGGGTCAACCGTTCCAGTCTCCGTAGCAGTAGACCATGAGAAACTAACCTCATTCCAACCAACCCTGAACGCTGTGCCATCGTGTTGAGCAGTTTGTGTACTTGTCCAATAATTTGCAGATAAGTCATTACCCCAAAGCAAAGACATACTGGTTAATTTAGCCAAATCAGTTGCATTTTTAATCTTAAACCGCATAAAGAAGTTTCCTACTTCGTCTTCATCAGTTAAATCAACAGCAGTCATTGAGTTGTTCTTTAATCCATCACCCGAAGCTACTAAATCGAATTTAATTGAGCCATTCCCTGAAACATAATCAATTTGGTCTAACTCTACATTAGTCGCACTACCATATGCTGACCACGTTCCGTTAGCAGTTAAAGAATCAAGCGTGTTAATTGTCTTAGGTTGACGTTTCCTCCAGTTAATTCTGATTATCTTAGACCCTTCTGAGCCTTCGATTGAGATAGTCTTATCAGACATCATTTTTCTCAAATCAAATCTCTCGGTCATGTTACGATTGGCGGTATCAAATAGCCCACGTTTAGCTTGTGGATATAGGTCAATGATTTTCTTGTAATCCGAAGGCAGTGAATAATTGTATACGTCATCATGTACCAGTTCTGCAAGAGCAACTGAACGCATGGTATCTATTGGGTCTATTTTAGATAACATAACATTTGCTGCTCTCTCCATTGCACCTTCAAGATTGCGGACTTTATTCAAAGTACCACCATGTAATTGAGCCGACAGGTTGTCTCTAAAATCTGAGACTTGCATATTTAGTATTTACGAGTTGCACCCATCTTAATAGTTGCTACCTGTGCTCCACTTGTTAATGCACCCAACAAAGTAACAATAAACGTAGCGGTTTCTGCATCAAGATAACCTTTTGAAACAAAGAAACTACAAATAATAGTAATTACGTTTACTATATGAAGTTTTTTACCATCGAGCCAATGAAGTATCGAACGAAGTGTTTCCATATTAGTTAAGTGTTGGTTTGCCATTAAATTGGCAAATCCAGTTATCGTAGTATTTAAATCCAATAGTAGTTTCACTCCACGCTTTACCCGAGTCCCCATATTGAGCTGAGAATGTCTGTGGAGTCTCAAAGTCAGCTCCATGCCCCCTATATCCTGTAATCCGATATGCATGACCCCCTACAGGGAATCCAGTCATCTTCAAGAAGAAGTTAGGTGCAAATGGGTTGAACATATCCTGATACCACTTTGAAGCTGTAGCAACAACATATCCATTGTCTAAAGCTTCTAAAATAGCACTTTCACTCCTAAGCTTTTCGTAACTCGTAATCTTATATTTTTGTGCCGTAACAAGTAACTGTTCACATTCAGGAGTCCATCTACTATATTCTTCCCAATCTCCATTCACCTCATCAGGCATGAGTTCGTATGGTATCGCACCGTACTGTTTTAAGAGTTTGAGACACGCTCTCTGGTAACTAAATCCATTACCAGTGACCATCCCCTCTCGTACAGCGAGTTTAACCATGAATTTTACTGATAGACGCACACCAATTTGTTCTGAAAGTGCAAGTGTTGTACCAGCGAAAGAACAGATATTAAATTCTGCTTGGTCGAATTGATACTTAAATCGAGAGAGCGTCAACTCAACTGGTCGGTATTGTTCAAACATTAAACCAATCTCAGATATTCTATCGCGGTAATCAGGCTTATTTGGTAGAAGCCCTTTATTCCCTCGTAGTTTAAGGAATGGGGTAAGAAATAAATTAAGAAACTTCCACATATCTAATTGCTTGAAGGTAAGATATGAATAGTTGTTGAACCTACATTTGCGGTTCCCTGTGTAAACAGAGCTGAACAATAAGTAAACGCGCTGTCTCTAACTGCTACATGTCGCACTGTAGTTGAGTTCGTAAAGGTAATTCCAGTATTCCCTGCAATTGTTGAACCACTTTCAAGGTCAACGACTGCCGCATAAGAGTAGCGGTTACTCGCGGAAGGTAGTGCAGAAAATGAAGGTTGTGTTTCTTGCATTGAACAAGGAAACTTAACTGTTCCACTCGCTGCCACATTCGAGATTGTGAATCCAACTAAATTAAAATCCTTTACATTTGCAACTGTACCTGTAGCGGTGACTGCCGTTGCGCTTATAATTGACCTCTCAGTTGTTAAAGGTCTGTAAGTACCTTGTAAACTTTCCCTAAAGTTAGGAGCAAACCCAAGAACTGCTGCTAACCCCAGGGCAAAAATTCCTACCCCTATTAAACTTCCAATAAATTTATTCATAATAAGATAATTAAGTCAGTCGAGAGGGGAATCCTCAAAGAATTCCCAACTCTCAGACTAAACTATTAAGTTTTAGTACACGATAGGGCATTTGCAGTCAAAGCACCACTATCACCGAGCATCCAGTACGTTCCACTCCAGCGGAACTCTACATAATCCCCGATATTCTCAAAGGCTGCACCAAAATCAATTTCATCTTCTGCATCACAGTCAACTACTGCTCCTGCAACGATAAGAGTTCCTTCAATTTCATCTGCCCCTGTGGCAGTCTTAACTGAGGAAGTTGATGCAAGTGCTCCACCTACCACAAATCTATACGTCGCACCAACAATGGCTGTTGACGTAGCAGGTAAATAAAATGTAGATGTATTCCCTGAAATGTAGAAGGTCTTACCTGAATCGGTAGCAGTAAGAGTCGTTGTAACAGTTAAATTAGTAGAAGATTCTCTATAAACAACTGTATCAAACGTACCAAGTCCTGTTGAAGTGAAGGTCGTACCACGTACTTGTCCTGCTACTGGAGAAGTGGTATCAGCACTAACTCCATTAGGGAATCGAGTACCTGAAGCCCCTAGTCCTTCGCTCTGTGAAGCACCGAATAAACAACCGTCACACGTTTCAATCTCAACCTGTGCACTGCCACTATAAGCGACAACAGCACTACCTATAGCAAGTACTCCCAGAATAAGGATGACAATCTTGCTTGCTAAGGATTTATATTTTTCGTTCATATCCTTATAGGGTTAGTTATTAAGCAGTAGTTCCATTTGAACCAACGTATGCTGTCCAAGAACCTGGGAAAGCAACCTCATGGAATTTACTTACATGAGCGTAAGTGTCGTTATCTGTTTCGTGAGGAGTCTTCATGTCAGTAGTCAAACCATAGAACACCTTGCGGAGAATCTGATGGTTACGACCAACGAGATGATAAGAAGTAGCTGCATTAGTAGCTGTGTTGTACGCAGTATTCAAGAATACAGAAGCTTTGATATTTACCTGACCGTAATCAGTATCAAAGATGTTAAGGTTGTTTTCTCCACTGTTAGCAACAAGAGATGAAGCCATAACTTCTTTAGCTGTTTTATAGAGCAAAAAGTTAGTAAGGAATCCTTCAAACACATGAGAACCTGCATCCCCATCCTGACCTTTTTGGTTAGCAAGAGAGTTTACACCAATCCACAAGTTATCAGGAGTAAGAGCACCAGTTTCAAGATTATCTACTGTTGCACCTTTAAGGGTCACATGACTGTTAGAAGCGAGAGCCTGACCATCTGGAGTTGTGTTTACTGAACCAGCAAATGCGTCTCCATAGGTGTTCAAGATTGCTTCACTGTCTTGTGTAAGACGTGCTCGGTCTCCAACATTACGACCAATCTGTGCACGTTTTCCAACCATATCTGCTCGGAAAGCCTCATCAGAGATAGGTACTTGTTTGTAGTATTTCTGTGAGTAAATTGTCTTTTTGTTTCCGATAAATGAGTCGGTACTCAAGAGTTCTTCCTGTTCTCCAATCTTGTCAAAAGCACCTACGTTTGAGTCTTCATCAAAGATGAAACCTACTCCAACAGTAGCACCCTGTCCAAAGAAGAAAGAATCAGTAGCACTAAGGTATACAGGCTGTTCAGTGCGGGTAAACTGTTCCCACAATACGCCATCAATACCTGTAAGCACTGCATCTGGTGACAAAGCACCAGTAAATCCACCACTTTGATTCATATAGTTTTAAGTTAATTACGTTACGTCAGAACGATACGCTCGTCCATCAATCATTACGTCAAGAGTCCCTTTGAAGATATTTCCATCTACAATTTCGAGTCCTGAGGTATCAGCTGAAGCGGTTTCTTTAATGGTATAAAGTTCACCACCATCAGTTCCACCAGTTGCAGCATAGTCAATCAAAGTAACATCCTGGATAATTCCAAGAAGTTCTGAAGCTGTGTCAATACTGCCAGCAGTTTCAGCTTTACCACGGATAACACCTGCCCAAGCCACAGGTCGAGCAATGTGAGTTTTCTGTGCGATAACAGTTCCAGTAACTGCAGGAAGAGCACCTTTAAGAGCTACTCCACCAAACTTATGAGTTCCAATCACAGGAGTATCTGCAGCTGCAAGAACATACACATTGACACTAGATGCACCAGACGAACTAGTTGCAACACTGTGCAAAGGCTCTCCAGCTTCCCAACGGGTTGCTGAGGCACTTGAACGTACACTAATTGTTGTTTGTGGACCACAAACGGTTAAATCACCACGCATATAAAAGAGTTAAATCACGTCCCTTGTAAAAAGGTTTATGATTCTGAATAAGTACAAAAAGACCATACCCTTGAGAGGTATAATCTTATTCAAAAGATTTTCGTCCGAGGACGTTAAGCCGAAACGACTTGATTCCCGCCACCTTTTACTTTTATGAGGAATTGACCATTAGGCAATTTCTTTTGCCATCTTTTCTGGTTGTCATTCCACATAAACCCAGCTTCAGCGTAAACTTGAGCATCCGCAGGAGCAAGTTTTGGCTTGCTGCCAGTTGGACCGTCCTGATGAGTAGTCGAACTGTCTTTAACCACAGTCTTCTTACTCAATAAGGCACGTTTAAGCTCTTTGTTTTCGCCCATAACTCGGTCTTTGTTAGCAATGAGATAGGCTTCTTCAAGTTTCTCTGATAGAGAGAGATGAGCAGGGAATGAACGATTTTTATAGACTTCAAGGATGAGAGCTTGTTCAGTAGAGTTATCCGAGAGACTAGCTACTATATTCGCTGTCTCTTTTTCTTGTAACATCTTCTGTGTAGCTTCACGTTCCTCAGCCATGAGACGTTGGAGGTCTTTAGCCGTTAAGGGCTTATCCTCATCAACCTCATCAGATGATTCTTCCTTTTGTCTTCGTCTTTCCTCTCGCAGTTTGAAAGCGGTGTCGGCGGCTGCCTTTTCTGCTTTCTCGCGTGCTTCCCGTTCTCTTTTCAGAGCGGCTTCGAGTTGTGTAGAGTCTTCCTTTGTTTCATGTGAAACATCAGTCGATTGTTCATCCTGTACTGAGGTGTCCTCAGCTTCTGTGGCTTCAGGTGAAACCTTTTCTTCTTCAGACATATAGTCATCAGGTACAATGCCCCACTGTTGGCAATTAGCCTTTCGGCATCCCTATTAGGGTTTTAGATTAAAACTTCCTTTTCCTTTATTAAGACTCTGTAGCCTCGTATTTAGAATATCGAGGAGCAAGAGTAATAATTTCCCAGCAATTATATCTTCTGCGGTCTTAGAGCGTACAAACATTCGCAGATTTGCCTGATACTTCACATCCTTTTGTAGCACTCTCCACAAGGTACTTTTGAGGAATAATTGGGCTTCTGAGATTACGAGATTCTTTTCAGCATCTTGTACTTGCTTATCCCCTACATACCATTTACCGTCTAATCCTTCTTGTAGTATATCATCTTCATCTATTGAATTGAATAAATCCCTGACTAACTCAGTTAGAATCTCCTTGTCAAGTCTGAGTAGTTTTATAAGGAATTTACGCATACTTAGATTCTAGCTCGTTTCTTTTTCTTTTTAAGTGAATCAATCTTTGCCTTACTTGTTTCGATTACTTTTGCTTCTTCTTCAGTTACTTCAACAATTTCATCTTCGATTGCGGTCATAAACTTGAGTACTGGTTCAGGTCGTGGAGCATTGAGTTTAATATCCCAGAATGAACCTGTCGATACTTTCAAACCACCTTTGAGAATCAATCCACCAGTCCGGTCATAATGAGCGAGAGTAAGAGCTTCTTTCTCTTCCTCAGTCTTTTTAGACCAATCTGGTTGGCTCTCAAGTCCACCTGTAAGCTGTCCTAAACGTCCGATTACACCTTTTAACACTCGATTTAACTTCTCCTCATTTACGAGGTCAAATTCACGTATCATCATAGCACTTGGTTAGTTACTGCGGTATTCGCAGATTGATTTAACATCTGGCTTGCCTGTCCTGTGGGTAGGTTGGGTACACCAGGGATTTGTTGATTTTGTTCTTTCATTAACTCCTCACCCTCACTGTGGAAGTAAGTATACAACAATTTGCGAGTTAATGCTTCTTGGTCTACATATGGGTCTTGAGCTAATTGTGCTTTTAATGTCAAGAGCAACGGTTGCATATACTCATCTGACTTATTGAACATTTCCCCAATATCAATCTTGGTTAGATAACTGAACTTTGCAAACAAAACAGGATTGATACGAGCTAAGGTATTAGATTTCTCAGGATAACCAGACTCTTCTAACATCTTAAAGCTCTCAGCCATCTTTTCATCATCAGTCATCTTCTTGCCAATTAAAGTCTCGTCAAACTTGATAATCTTATCGCCCATCTTATTTCCTCCTTTTTTATTCTCTAAGAGGAAAGATTTATACTTCATCTTCATTCGTCCACCAGTCAATTCTTCAACTTCTGGTACGGTGATATGCGTAATAGCAATGTCTTTCATCAAGTCTCCATAAAGAAGCATAGACTCCGCAAGGCTGTGCATAACTCCGCTGAGATTCTTTTTAGCATTGGCTTGAGCCTGTGCAACGTTATACGCCTTCTGTGAAGCGTCAGGAAGCTGACCAGCCATTGTCTCATTAACCGAACCTTCACTGATAGACTTCTCTGTTTCTCGAAGTACATTAAAGCCTTGAGCAATGTTACTTGGAGGCAAGAGAGGGGTAACTCGTGTATCTTTGTCCTCAAACGCCACCACTGCATTAGGGAATATAATTGAAGAATCAACTTTATCAGTTCCAGATACAGCAACAGGCATTTCATTTTCAAGTACAGCACGATTAAACACAATCTCACTCATTGCGTCATACGCCATATTATCCCAACCGAGAGCGTTCATCATTGACTTGTAATAAAAGAAGTGCTCACCGATACGAGTAAAGCCAAAAGGAACAACGTTGTACTTAGGGTTGTTGAAGTTGTCTCGGTGTTTAATTGGGTTGTAGTCTACATTTGAATCTCCGAGATATATTCCATTAACAAAAGGCACTTCACAATCCATTCTGCGGTGTTTCCAAATCTCCTCAGCACACAAGTTAGGATGGTCTTCGTCTTTAATATCATAAAATAGCCCATCCTCATCACTGAAGATTGATTTGATTCCTTTTTGAACATATCCCCAGTTTTCATGTTCTCCGTAGATAGCCTCAAGCTCATCATACTCAGCCCATCTGCGTTGGATAATAGCTTTCTGCTTCTGGATGTTACGCTCGTAAGCGTTCGTGATAAGAACTTGGTTAGCAGACCATATTCGAGCCTTAAAGCCACTAAGAACACGGTCTAACACTTCTTTCTTTGAGTACCCATTCGCTGTTTCTTCTTTAATCGTTTGATACACCTCAATAAATTCAGCTCCTAGATAGGCAACAGGAGAGTACATCATACTCAAAGCAATCTGTAAGAACGCAGACTGATAATTTGAGTTGGTCGGTTGAGCCATCCATTCAATAATATCTTGCATGAACTCTGAAAAGTCACGGTCAACTTCATCATTTTCATTTTGAGCCAAATAACCAGGTAACAAGAATTGAGCAGTAATCTGCGAGTGCATGACAATTCCTTTATTACGAGCCATTGAACGAGTACCACGCCACTTCCACGCTTCGTTAGGGTCTTCTATCGAAGTATCTACATAAGCGTTAAACATCCTCATTCCTCTGTTCCAATCTTCTATAACCGTGCGGTCGTTAAGTTCAACCCATGCTTTATCTAAAATACGCTGTCCTTCCTCATAATCTTTCTTAACCTTAGAGGTTAAAATAGCAACCTCTTTAGGTGGTTGGTAGTTAGAGATGGGTGCGTTTTTTGTTTTGTAACCTATCATAGTTATCTATTCCACCCAGCTCGTTGTGGCGGGCGGTAAATGTGAACTGATTTATCTTTACTTATGTTTTCCATTGAAAGTGCATATCGTAGAGCGTCTAGTGCGTGGTCATTCTCTTTGATTGGATTTTCTTCTTCATTATGGTCAGGCTTCTTCTCAGGATAGCTGTATGTTTCGAGTTCCCAGATTAAATTTGTAGAATCCTTGTGGATAAATAATCTGTTTGCTTTAAAAAGTTCTCTCACTACGTTTATTCCATTTCTTATACTGTCTTTATTTTTAATTACTTGTCTCAAATTGATTCCTCGTCTTTCTAACTCTATTTTACCACTGGCACTTTCAGGGTCCGGGTAACACTCATTCCATTTCAGCGCAGCTGTGTAATCAGCTATTTCAGCGTCAGTTAATTTTGTTTTATATAACCTTTCATACACCCAGTAGTTTGAATCTCTATCTTTCTTTACCTCTATAATAGCACAAGGATTAGTAGTTCCAAAATCTACACCACCAAATGTTTTAACTACTGAAAATTCTTCTCCTACAAATCCAGGCTCTTCAAACAAATGTCTTTCTCTATCAAATTCTTTATACACCAGTCCTTCAGTCTTTCTAAAATCAGCCATGTATTCTTGAGCGAACCTATCCTCAGTTAACTCTTTTTGTGCCTTGTCAAGCTCATCACTAGGAATGTGAGGATTATCGTAGCTTGTAAAGTGAAAACTCTTATAGTCATTATCCTTATGTTCTTTGTTATACAATTCGTAAAAATGATTAAATCCTTTTGGTGTGGAAATAAATATAGCTTCGCCTCGTGTATCTGTGAGTGTTGGTCGTACAACCTCCTGCCAGTTATTTTCAAAATTCCTCATCTGGGCGATTTCATCTATCACTATCAAGTCAAAGTGCTGTCCTCTAAGTGTTTCAATGCTTTCCCAACCTCTCAAGTATATAAAACTTCTTTCGTCATCTTTAGTTCTAACTTCAAGCTCTAGTCTACTTTCATTAACTTTAACAGTAATTGGTCTAAGTTCGGTAACTAACATCTGCCAGGCAATATCCCTCGCTTGTTGATAGGTAGGAGCGATGTACGCAATCCTACTTGACTTGTAAAGAGCTTTACCTTTTATTTCTTCTACTGCAAGGGTCGTTTTACCCCAACGTCTTCCACAGTTAATTACTCTGAATCGGTGTCTATCCTTCGCTACTGGAATTTGTGTCTGATGGAGTTTCATGTTTATCAGCTATTTCTTTAGCTATTTTTATAAGTAATTCCCCCGCTACATCTACATCTTGAGGAATCATCTTACATTGTAGTTTATTAAACTCTCCCATTGCAAAGCGTTTATCTTCTGGTAATCCTCCATCCATCATTGATTCCCAAGTAGCCCACCATTTTTCAGTGTGCTGCTCTACTTTCTCTCTAAGAATTTTCATTTTTCCGTACCCTGGGTTTCCAGCTCCTGGTCTTGCCCCGCCTCTACCATCTACCATATTGAAAAATCAATTTACTTTGCTCAACTAACAACCTTTCTTACTTGCTTTTCTTCCTGCTTTTCTATACGCAGCCCTACCTACTTTCATAGCATACTTAGGTTTTCCCATTGCTTTGTATACGATATTCTTGCTAGCTCGACTTGCTTGTGACATAAAATTATTATTAACCGTTTTCTTGTGCTTTAATATATTCTTCTTCAGTTAATCCACCAAGAGAGTCTCTAAATGCTTCAGCTTCACCTTCCCTCAGTTGACCTTTCTGTATTTTATCATTAATTACTAATTCTCTCAACATACGTGCGATTTCAAAACTTCCTTCTTCAGGGGTGTGGTCTTCTTCCTCGCAGGTAATGGAGTCGACGGTTATCAGATTAGCTACGACTTGGGTTGCGTGTTCGACAGCGTAATACATTGCGTCAGCGGGGTCGATAACGTTTTCAGATATGTCAAGACCCCCGGTACTTTCTTGGATTATCTCATAAGGGGTCAATAGGGTTTTTTTGAGGATATGTCCTTCAGGGAGAGTGTCTGAGATTTCTTTAAGGCATAGCCCACCACCTTTTACATACCCCCCTCTAAGGGCTGCTCTACAGGCATATACAGCGTCTTCAATCTTTAATTTACGATAGAGGCTTGAAGCTTGGGTTGAGTCTCCTACTCGGATTACCCCGACAGCAGAAGCCATTGATGCGATTCGACGTTCGAGAAGTTTTTTAAATTGTTCTTGTTTGGTTTCTTCTAGTTGACCTTTTAAGACTTCAATGCGTTTCTCTACTTCGCTCTTTGAGTTTACGACTTCATACGTTCCCTTACCACCAGTGATAACAGCGTCTTCTCTGGTTTCAGTGTCTTTGATAACTGCTTTTTCAATCTGTCCCAAGTCTATTGAACGGACGTTTTGGAGTTTGTTTCCTTTGTTCTTGTCGATAAACTTAGCACCACAATAAATAGCAAGGTCTTCTAATTGTTCGGTTCTAAGAGCAGGAGCGAGGATAGGATAGATAAAGTACCCACCTTTAGCTGCGTTGACAAAGTTTACGAGTACATTCTCAGAAAAAGAAGGAGCAACGATTGCAAGCTTCGTGGTTGTTTTACCAATCTCATTTACCGCTTGAGCAATATCTCCGGCGTTAGAGAGTCCGTGATTTGTTATGAGAATTGGGGTGTCGGTCATTACCATTTCAAATCGAGCTGGGTTATTAACAAAAGCTTTAGCAGGTACTTTAGCGGCGAACCGCATACCCTTAATAACCTCAGTTTCAATTTCTCCCTTATATCCTTCTACCACGTCAATAAAACCATCAACTCCAACTTCCCAGGCGATTTTAGCTACAAGTTTACCAAGTTCTTCATCTTTAACCGAGATGATAGATACTTTCTCAAGGTCTTCGAGAGTTTCAATCTTTTTAGCCTGAGCTTTGATAGCCTCCTTAACTTTTTCAGCTTCAGCTAGGATTTCTTTTTTCAAAGAGACAACACTTTTCTTTTTACCTGTAAATACGTTTTGAGTTTCATCTAAGTCCTTATAGATTTCATTAAAAAGAGTTCCACCAAGAATCGTAGTAGCAGTAGTATTATGTGTGACAATATAGTTATCAGTAATATATAAATTATCAGGATTGCTAACCTTAATACATCGCATTTGTTCATTTCTATTAGTGCTTCTTATCTCAATAATTTTATTTCCGTATTTATAACCTGATAACTGTGTGATTCTATGTATTGGAGTATCTGAATACGAATTACTTTTTTCTTTAGACCTCAATTCATAATAAAGTGAATACCCTAGACTCCATGCCAATTCCTTAAAATCTTCAACTAGTTGATTACTAATAGTACTATATTCAAAAAGTCCTCTAGTATTTATATACCCATCAGTGTCTAAGAGTCCTTGTAATAAAGCAAATCTATTCTCATGACTAGTATATAAATAATCTTTGGGGATAAACTTTGTTCCACTTTTTGTACCGTATAATCCTAAATTCTGTAATATCTCAATTAATTTTTCCCCATGTAGTTTAACTCTAAAATAATTCTTTTCTTCTACAAATTTGCTTTCAAAACTCACACCTTCAGGTAAAACTAATTTATCCAAAATATGCTCCTTCTTTATTCCTAGAGATAATTCAATATCTCCAGTTCCACTCAAAGAACCGTCGCCAAGCAACACTCCAAGAAAATATGGGTCAAGAGGTAATTTTTTATTTTCAAATTCTACTATTGTACAAGGCGTATAATAACCAAAATTATTCTGTCCATTCGTTTTTTGCATTAAAATTCTTCCACTATCTAATAATTGCTCAACAGTCATCACTTTAGGTAATCCATAATTAGTAACAACAGACCATAAATGGTCTTTAGAACACTCAACTACTCTACCATCAGAATAAACAACTTCAAAAACTTCTTTTTCTCCTTTTTCAAAAACACCTACAACTTCTTGGGTAGTTCCATCAGTTCCACAAATTTTATCACCAATTTTTATATCCCCCATTTTTTTAAAACCTGTCGGGGTTAAAACTTTACTATAAAGAGGTTGAGGACCATCTCCTACTTTCTCGACAGTTCGTTTACACATTTCTTTAAAAGTTTGGGCAACCATTCTGACAAATTGGTCTTTTGGTTCTTGACATTCTGCAACAGTGACACCATCATCGGTGATTCTGTTGCCCCTGTTCATTGTCCGATATAAAAGAGCAGATTTTCCTTCTGGTCCAAAAGTAGCCTTTACAGGATTTAAAATAGCATTAACCCCCTGGTGTACTTTTTTAAGTGCTTTCGCACCTTGAACAGTCAAAGTTGGACGCATAGTTATTTACGTTTTTTAATTTTATATAAAGTACCATAAACATAGGCAGCGGTACGTTTCTTGCCTAAGTGTTTTTTACGAGCTTGACGTTTGAGTTTTCTTTCTAATGCTTTGGGCATAAATACATCTGCGGGGGCTTGTCGTGGGTGGCTGACCCCGCATTGCGTAGAGTGCTCCCATGCAGTCTCTATGCGTTGAAAAAAGCCACCACAGATATATTTAGCACCCTTTCTTTTTACCTTTTTTCTTCATATATTTTAGCTTATTTTAGCTATTTTATTAGTTTATCCACACCCATACCCTTACAGGGCTTGACTATATACTCATAGTGTGGTATACTTTCTATGTAAGAGATTGAACTGGACTTCTCGCTAGTAACCCTCACATGACTTTCCTACTCGGAGGTCGAGGGATAACACGAGAAGTCTGGTCAAACTTTACACCTAGTATACAACAACAAGGCTACATACACAACATTGTTCCCTTGTCAAGCCTTTCACTTTAAGAAAGGGTAAATATAAGAATATGAAATCAGAAAAAAGTTTACTCGAAGCATGGCACATTGAAGCAATCAAAAGACGTATTGATGAAATCTTACGCATTAGATGTTTCAATGTTACCACAAAATTAGAACTAGACACCAAAGAAAAAACAAGACTTAGGCTCACAAGCACTTCATTCAACACTGTACCTGTAATCCATTCAGCAATGGCACTCACAGAATTTAACAGTTCGGTAACTGAAGGAGTCCATAAATTTGAAGATGGGACAGAAACACCTTGTACTAACTTTTACATCAATGTAGCAGTTAGATACGAAGGAAATGGAGAAAGTTTATTTGAAGTCAAAGGTATGTTACTTCCAGTACATGAAAATCGCATCTTCTTTACTGACGGAAATATCCGAAATGAAAGTGTTAGTAAATGGGATATTGAAAAAGTATAAATAACAATCATAAACCTGTCTATGAAAACAAACATCAAAAGACGATACCAAACTAAACATCGAAAAAAACAAAAGGCAATGTGGAAACTCTTACTCGCTGTTACGTTAGGAGGAGTAACAGCTATCCTTTCACCATTTGCTTTAGACGTTTTACAGCCGACTTATAATCATTTTCCACAAGCGAAAGTAATTAAACAGGTTGTACAAGCAGAACGTGAGAGTTATTTAATTCCTCGTGAACAGAATGAAACTGATAGACAAAAAGTTGAACGTATAGCTAAAGAAAAGTGTGCTGAAAAAGGATTAGGAGACTTCTGTTGGAAAGACTTAGTTGCTATGGCGTGGACTGAATCACGGTTCGATTGCAAGGCTGTAGGAGACGGAGGAAAGAGTCATGGATGTTTCCAGTTACATCTAGGATACCATAAGCACATTACAGTCAAAGAGGCTCAAAGTATCGAGTTTTCCCTATCATGGACTCTTAATCGTCTTGAAGCTAAAGGCTACCCAGTGTACCGCTCAACAGCTATTCAATTGCACAACGGAACGCCAAATACTAAGGCAACGAATGCCTATTTACAGGCTGTTAATAACTATGCGAACTCGCTAAGGTAATCAATTTGACAAATATGCGATAAATGTTAGAATAGACACTGGCAAACAACTAATTATTTATCCAATGTATGAGCAAATATACACAAGAAGAATACAGAATTATTCTAAAAGAGCAAAAAACAAAACATGGGATGTATGGAACGAGATTTTATAGAATCTATAGACACATGTTCGATAGATGCAACCGTCCAAAACATCACGCCTTTCATAGATACGGAGGAAGGGGAATAAAACTACTCTGGGTAAGTTTCGAGGATTTTTACAGAGATATGTATGAGAGTTACAAAAAGCATGTTGAAGAATTTGGAGAGAGAAATACATCTATCGACCGAATTGACAATGAAAATAGTTATTGCAAAGAAAACTGTAAGTGGTCTACCCCAAAAGAGCAGTGTAATAACAGAAAAAATATAAGAAAAAGAGTTAAATTTTTATGTGGTTTTTGTGGAAAAGAGAATGAAAGAGTCCCATCGTGGATTAAAGGAAAGAGAACTTTCTGCGATAGGATTTGCGTGGCTAATTTCTTAAAAGGAAAACCATTTAACCAAATAAGCTAATCCTACAAAGTATAATCCTAAATAACTACGCTAATTCACTCTAATTATACTACTAATATGGAGAAAAAACAAACTGAATGTAAAAATTGTGGAGAAGAATTTGAATCTAAAAATGATATGCTTGATAGCGAAGAACACCTTTGTGGTGGATGTGGTAATAGACAGGATTATGAACATTGCAAAAAACTTAAAGGGTACTGTATTGAATGTTACTAATATGAAACGAATAATCCACTGGTACAGAGCCTACAAATGGCTCAAGAAAATGAAGAGAGAGAAAATTCAAGCCGAAACCTCAGACGCATTAGTTTCATGGATATTAAAAAATGAAGTTGAGACAAATCAGAAAATGAACGACTTGCTTCTAAAAGCCCTTGTGGATAACTCAAGGGAAGCGATGTGGCCAATAGGTGTTTATAGCTCAAATATTCCCACAGGTGAATTTAAGCCACACGGAGTTGAGATGATAGAACCGCTAGAAGAAATAACAGACAGACCACGAAACTGGAACAAGTTTGGTTGGAGGTATTTTAACAAGTACAATGGCTGGAATTGGCTCTTGACAAAGACTGAAAGATAAGTTATACTCTCAACTACGTCTCACCGATAAAAATCGGAAAAATCAACAGGGACGGTTTGCTGGCTACGGCTGGTGGATTGGTTACCTGTTGACCTTGAGTCTTGACAAGATAAAAGAAATGTGATAAGATTAGATTGCCTACAAAGGCGGACATACTACTTAGAAGTATCATTGACTTTTTAGGATACTTCCTGAGGAGAGCGAAAGCTTGAATCGGGGTATGTCCTAAAGAGTCATTTTTTTTACCTCAGCCTACCCCCATACCTACTAAAGGTTCTGAATGGGCTTTAAAAGATTCAGATAGATAGTACAGCGGATACCTCACGCCAGGAATCAAAAAATGTCCTTTAAAATATTCCCCTTGTTCTCTTACTCTAAGAGACAACACACTCCCTTTAATCCCTCTCGTCTTAACCAAGATTCCAAGAGAAGGAACACGCATGGGGATTGGGGGATTAGTATACTTATGAGAATTATGAAGACAAGATTTAAGCAGTTGGTGCGAATTGACCCCAAACAACTCAAGTGGTTAAAAGAACACAAAGACACAAGAACTATCGCAGGTTATTTAGACAAAATAATTAACTCACATAAGTTTACTTATGGACAACGAAGCCTACAAGGAAGCAGTCCTAAAGCAAATGAAGAAACAAACTGAACTCCTTGAAAAACTACTCTCTAAGTTTGATACCGATATTTTCAAGAAGCCTACGATTGATGAAATTACTAAGTACCTAGAAGCCAAAGGAAGCTCAATAGACCCTCAATCATTCTACGAGTACTACGAGAGTGTAGGATGGAAGGTAGGGAAGAAGCCAATGAAGAGCTGGCAATCAGCTATAGCAACGTGGGAGAAGAAAGATAAATCATCTAAAGTTTTAGATTTAAATTAAATTATATGCCAAATAAACCAAAACATGAACATAGTGATAGAGACAGGATTTTTACTCCACAATCAATCGTAAAAGATTTAATTGAAAAAATTCCTGCTGGGTGGGATGACACATGGTGTGACCCTTGTTATGGGGAAGGAGTTTTCTTTCATAATTTTCCACCACCTAATAGAGAATTTTATGAAATTGATATGGGTAAAGATTTTCTTCAGTGTGATAAGCAGTACGATTGGTGTGTCACTAATATTCCATTTTCAAGACCAAAGGAATTTATTTTTAAGATGGCAGAATGTAGTAAAAAAGGTTTTGGAATATTGTGTTTAGCTAATTCAATGACTGCTACAAGATTAGAAAAGTTAGAGAATATGGGATTTTATATGCACAGTATGACGGTACTATATATCCGTGAATGGGGATTTGGCTATAGAACCGACTTCTATGTGTTCACAAAACAGTTTACTCAAAATTTAGAAGTACTACTTTTTCCTGAATCAAAAATTAAAACTAAATCATCTAAGACATTAGAGTTATGAAAGTAATCGTAACAGATAAGCAAAAGAAACTAATTAGAGGATATGTAAGGAAATGGAGAGACATTCTATTCCTTCAACAGTGGGCTTTTGGAACTGAATATCACAATGATATAGAAAAAAAGGGAGTTGTTATAACTATGCAACCAGAATACAAGAACGCAGTGATTTCAATCAATGTATCTGTTTTAAAAGACTGTGAAAAAGACGAGTTAGAAGAAATTATTGTTCACGAATTATGCCACGCCATTGTACAGCCTTTAGTACATATCGCTGTCGAGGCTTCAATGGGAAGACAAGTATCTCAAAGTGAGATTGATTGGCACAAAGAATGTGTAACACAACATTTTGCACGAGCTATTTATTATTTTAAATAATTATATGGAATTAGCAAATATTGGAGGAGTGATGAAAACTGGAGGGATTATAAAGACAAGTCATCGAAGAGAACAAAAACCAGATGCTCAAGGATTTGACGAAATTCAAATAAAAACTGTGCCACGATATAAGACAAGCGGTTTAAGTGGTGATGAATGGAGAATTTCTGCAGAGATAAAGTTTTTAAGAAAAGGTAAAGTAATACACGAGGCTTACAATCATAATATTGAAAATGCAATACATATGCTTTATGCACATTATGCTCAAGCACATGATGAAGGAAAAATGTTTTTTGCAGGTGAAGGGGATTTCTGTGACCAAGAAGGATGTTCTGAAAAAGCTACTGTGGTCTATCGTTTGAAGAAAAAATATTGCAAAGAATATGGTCACGAACCAACTGTCTATAAGCCCGAAGAATCTCCTATTCGTATGTTCTGTGAAAGACATTCAAAACGTGGTGATTGTGGGTTGGATGATTCTGATGCAAATTATGAACTTTTAGAAGGATTTGTTTCTGAGCCTAACGAAAAAGATGTTAAACCAGCTGTTTTTGGTGGAACAATAGTTGCAGATAGTCTTAACTAATTTTTTCCTATAAATAAAAATATGCCATCGTACTACCTCCTAACCTACTCCAAAGTTCACCACAAAATAACCCAAGAACAGAAGGATAAAATAATGGACGCTCAGTTCACCCGTATGAACATGCCTGATGGGTCTGTAGTGAGCAATGGGAATATCAGTGATATTTTGCCCGAGGCGAAATACTTTGAGATGTTCCCTGACAAAAGACCAGAAGAAACTAGAGATGATTTCCAGAAGAACTATGGGGCGTTTAATCTACAAGTTAGACAGCCTACCACCCAAGCTAAAGAGTTAATGAGGAAAGGGTTCGTAAAGTGTCGCAAAGAAGTGTTTGGGGAGAGCGAAGAAGAAGCCCGTGTACATTTTAAGGACTTTAAACTATTTAGAATATGACCCAATTAGAAATCGTCATAAACTATCTCCAAACCACAGGTGAAGTTTCACGTAATACCTGTATCCGTGAACACTACATCACTCGTCTAGGAGCTATTATCAACAACCTAAAAAAGAAAGGTTGGGAGTTTACCACTGAAGACAGGAACGGCGACTATATTTACAAGTTAGTACGTCAGCCAAAGTTAGACCCGAAAGTTTACAGCGAAGAATATATTAAGATGAAAGAACACCAGTATCATAATCCTACATTGTTCTAATATGAAATACTTTGAAATGTTTGCTGGTGTTGGTGGCATAGGTTTAGGATTAGAAGACTTTGAATTAGTTGGATTAAGTGAATGGGATAAATACGCTTCACAAGTTCTCAAATTTCATTACCCTAATATAATAAACTATGGAGATTGCACAACAATTAAATGGGAGACAGTACCCGACTTTGATTTGCTTACAGGGGGAAGTCCATGCCAAGACTTTTCAATCGCTGGCAAACGCAGGGGGCTTTCCGGTACAAAATCGTCTCTCGCTTGGGAATTTATCAGAGCACTCAGAACTAAAAAACCTAGATATTTCATCTGGGAAAATGTTAAGGGAGTGTTGTCTTCAAGAGGCGGCTGGGACTTTGCCAACCTCGTTAGTGCTTTTTCCGAAAGCGGGTATAATTTGTGGTGGCAAGTTCTCAACGCCAAAGATTCTGGTGTCCCTCAAAACAGAGAGCGTATCTTTGTCATCGGTTTTAGAGACGAAAATCCCAAAGAAATATTTTTTAAGCGAGAAAATCCAACAAAGATTGAAATTGTCGGAACAACCAAGGGAGAAGAGAACACACGAATCGGAGAAAGAGATAATGTATACTCCACAAATGGAATTATGGGAGGGTTAAAGGCAACAGATTTTAAACAACCCCCACAAATTTTAGTAAAAAATAAAGGTGAATCGCAAAATTACAGATTGTATGATGAAGAAGGATTAGCGCCGACATTACAAAGTCAAAGTGGAATGAGTAGCCAAAAACATCCTTTCATTGTAGCAAGTAGAGGCAGAAATCCTGAAAATCCAAAAAGCAGAAAAAGCGGATTGCCAACTGAACAGATGTTCGAGCCTAATACTGAGGGTATTTCAAACACGCTCACTAGTGTCGAAAAAGACAATTATGTGTTTGATGGAAAGGTACGAAAGTTAATGCCGATTGAATGTGAACGTCTTATGTCATGGCCGGACGATTGGACGAAATATGGGATAAACGAAAAAGGAGAAACTATAGAAATCAGCGACTCTCAAAGATACAAGATGTGTGGCAATGGGGTTGTGTCAAATGTGATTAAAATTTTAAGAAAAGAATTACTAGCTGTGGACAACTAACCTTACATACCTTGACAATATAGCCATACTGTGATATACTTTAACCATATGAACCACACTGAACGCTTACTATATGGCTTTGAGCCTAACGCTAAAGAAAGGCTTGAAGACCTACATCGAGAACATGACTTTGAAACATTTGAAGTAGAACCACCTATGTCAAAACCATACGACCCAAACTTTATTGAAGACTA